CCCCGAGGGGCTCAACGTGGACCCCAACAAGCTCGGGGCCTGGAAGCACGAGCTCGACTTCGACGCGGCCTACTACATCCGCGCGAAGGGCTACCTGGAGTACGGCCGTGACCCGTACCCGGACAAGGAAACGGGGGAGTACGAGCCCAAACGGTTCCACAACGCCATCGCCGGCGTCCCCACGTTCATGTCCTCGGTGCTCACGTTTGACGACCTCGTTCCCGGCACCACCATCACCGTCCGAGAGAAAGGCAATGACGTTCTCCGCGAGACCGGACAGCACCACAACTCGGTGATGATGCACGGCAAGCTCGTGCCGCACGCATACCCCGGAGGCATCGTCTTGGAGGACACACCCTTTGAACTCAAGCTCGGTACCGACTAGAGTTCACCTGCCAGGAACCACGACAGGAAGAAGGACACCATGGCGAACGTCACCGCACCGGCCCCCGAGGCTCCCGCCATCGACGAGGACCTCCTCGTCGCCGCCGCGAACATGAACATTCACCAGTACGTCCCGAAGAAGTCCCCCGGCCACTACGACGAGCAGGTGCAGACCCTCATCAAGGTGGACGGGCAGACCGGCTACCAGAACTCCATCGAGATCTACGTGCCCACCGCGGAGGTGAAGAAGCACAAGCGGTGGTTCAACACCTCCGCCAAGAACTTCGAGCGCGGCTCCCGCATCGTCAACGGCGACCTCGGCGTCGCGGACGGTGACGGTGGCTCCCTCCTGGAGTTCGTCCTCACCGACCTCATCAAGCTCAAGTCGAAGGAGGAGCGCGAGGCGGAGAAGGCCGCGAAGGAGGCAGCCGCCGCGCCGGCATCCGCCTGACGCGGAGCGCCCCCAGGCGCTACGCTGAACCCCGTGGTCACCGGACACGCTGCATCGGCCTGACAGCCGGCACTTGTCGTGGTAGACACGGTTGCAGCGCGGGGGAGCAAGTGCACCTCGCCGGTTCAGCACCCGGCAGGCCACATCGCAGTACACCAGACAGGGCACCCGCGTGAACGTGGGTGCCCTGTCGTGCATCACCACCACGACACCGACAAGGACCACGACATGCCCGCCAGAGAGTTCCTCGACAAGTTCGCGTTCGACCCCGCGACCTTCCAGTTCGACCAGTTCAAGGAGAAGCTCCTCTCGGAGATCGACGGCGACACCGAGATCAGCACCTCCGCCATCACCGAGCGCGACACCGAGCTCAAGCAGCTCCGCGGGGACAAGGTGAGCCTCCAGTCGAAGCTCTGGGAGGCCACCATCGCCAAGCAGGGTGACCCCGTGCGGCCCACCGACTCCCCGGCAGCGCCGGGGCCTACCTCCGCCCCGTCCGGGGTGAAGGATTCCGACATCTTTGGAGCACCGGAGAACATCCATGCCTGATACCGCCATCGCAACGTTCCGGAACCCGGACAACGCCAAGCTCATGGACTACATCCGAGACCGCCAGGGCTCGGACTACGCTCTCCGCGTCCCCTCCGCCACGCAGGCGTCGGTGCGCGAAGCGTTCGAGAAGATGTGGTCGGACGACCTCACGCGCAACCAGTTCGTCAGCGCGCTCGTCAACCTCATCGGTCTCCAGATCGTCCGCGGCGTCATCTGGCGGAACGTGCTCGCGCCGTTCAAGCGCGGCCTCCTCACCTACGGCGACACCATCGAGGAGATCATGGTCGGTCTCCGCGAGGCGTACGAGTACGACCAGAACCGGGACTACCTGGAGAAGGCCATCTTCGGCTCCGAGCCGAACGAGGTGCAGACCCGGTTCCACCGCGTCAACCGCGAGAACTACTACAAGCTCACCATCAAGGAGGACGTGCTCATGCGCGCGTTCTTCAACGAGGGTGGCCTGTCGCAGTTCGTGGCGGAGCTCATGTCCTCCATGTACACCTCGGACCAGTGGGACGAGTTCCTCCTCATGGCCCGCCTGTTCAAGATCTACGAGGAGGAGGACGGGTTCTACAAGGTCCACACCCCGGACCTCACGGACCTCACCGAGACCGACGCCACCAGCGCCAAGCAGTTCATCAAGCAGGTCCGCGCGATGATGGACACCCTGCCGTTCGTCAGCCGCGACTACAACGCGGCGCACATGCCGGCAGCGGTGGACCCCACCAAGCTCCTCCTCATCACCACGCCCGAGGCGAAGGCGAACATGGACGTGGAGGCCCTCGCCGCCGCGTTCAACATCAGCATGCAGGAGATCTCCGCGAAGATCATCGTCCTGCCGGCGCGCTACATCGGGATCAAGGGGTTCCAGGCCCTCCTCACCACCGAGGACTTCTTCGTGGTGGCGGACACCAAGCTGGAGACCCGCACGGTGCAGAACCCCGTGGGGCTCATCACCAACTACTTCCTCCACCACTGGCAGGTCATCAGCGCCTCCGCGTTCGTGCCCGCCATCCTGTTCACGTCCGAGGAGGTGGAGGCCATCGAGCAGCTCGACCCGGCCATCAGCGGCCTCAACCCCATCACGTTCACCGACACGGACGGGAACGACGCCACCAGCGTCGAGCGCGGCCTCGCGGTGCACCTCGACTCCTCGGTCATCTTCAACTCCTCCGAGGACACGGACATGCTCAACTCGGGCATCATGTGGGAGGTGCAGGGCAAGACGAGCGACTACACGCGCGTCACGCAGGCCGGGTGGCTGTTCGCCGGCTACAACGAGCGCGCCAACGCCCTCACCGTCGTCGGCCGCTCCGCGGAGACCCCGGCCATCTACGTCGAGCGGAACATCGGCGTGGTGGGTGACCTCGTGCAGGCCACCATCGGCATGACGGTGGACGAGAACCCCGGGCAGATCGCGCTCGTGCACCTGCCGCGGATCTCCTCCGCGGACGGCACCCCCGAGGTGGGGCAGAAGTTCACCGCCACCCCCGGCGACTGGGACACCGACGACCTCACCTTCGGGTGGCAGTGGAAGCTGGACGGTGCGCCCATCAACGGCGCCACCACGAACAGCTACACGCCGGTCCCCACCGACGCGGGCCACAACCTCACCGTCACGGTCACGCCGTCCCGAACGGGGTACACCCTCAAGGGTGCCGGCACGTCGCAGCCGGTGGCGCTCGTCGCGAGCAGCTAGTCGCCCTGTCCGCACTGGCGTAACCGCCAGTGCGCGTAGTACGCTCGCGGTGCTCGGGGATTCGTCCTGTTGAACCGAGCACTGCGACGCTTCACCAGACACCCCCTCGAACCTCGGTTCGAGGGGGTGTTCTGCGTTAGCCTGGCGAGGTGACGCGCATCCTCCTCACCCCGCTCGTGCAGGACGACACCGGCCTCGCAGCGAGGCATGGACGGGTCACCGCGGTCCCGTACAACGGCACCTTCCGGCAGACCCTCGCATGGGACTTCGAGCCGTACACCGACCCCACCATCGAGCTCGACCCTCCGCCCATCGGCTCCGCGTGGGACCTCACACTCACCATCGGCGCGAGCACCAGTCACCGCATCGTCACGTTCATCGGTGCCGCCGTGGACTGGGACCACCTCACCGACGTGGACCCCTCCACGATGCAACCCGTCCCCACCGGCCCCGGCGTCGCCATCTGGGATTCGGTGCGCGCCGACCTCCTCGCCGCGGTGCAGGTCGCCCGCGAGGATCTCGATGGGTACCTGGAGGCGCACATCATGGACCCCACCCCGCACGCCGCGTACGACGACATGCCCGACCTCACACTCCTGTTCGAGAACAAGGTGGTCACCGGGATCGTTGACGACGCCAACATTCCCGACCTGACCACCGTGTTCGACAACACCATCTAAGGAACCCATGTCTCTCGTCAGCAACCTCCAGAACTTCGCCACGCGCGTCGCTACCGAGATCAAGGGTGTCCGCACCCTCGTCAACGGCAACGCCTCGGACCTCACCGCGCTTACCACCACCAACAAGTCCAACCTCGTCGCGGCGCTCAACGAGATCAAGGGCTCCATCACCGCGGCCGGCGCGCAGATCAACGACACCACCGCCTCCGCCACCACGGTCTACTCGTCCACCAAGACCAACTCCGCCATCAGCACCGCGGTGTCCGGTCTCGTCAGCTCCTCGCCCGCCACCCTCGACACACTCAAGGAGTTGGCTGACGCCATCGGGGACGACCCGAACTACGCGGCCACCACCGCCACCGCACTCGGCAACCGACTCCGGCTCGACGCCGCGCAAACCCTCACCGCAGGACAGCAGACGCAGGGGCAGTCAAACCTGAACGTCTACGACAAGGCCACCATCGGTGACCCGACCACCGATTTCGTTGCAACGTTCGTGGCTGGTCTCTCGTGAGCCTGGTCTCGCAGCTCAACCTCGCATTTCAGCGAGTCGCCACTGAACTCAACAAGCGCGGACTTCCCAAGGGTGGCAGTGCTGGGCAGGTGCTCGCCAAAGCTTCCGCCACCGATTTCGTTTCCAACTGGGTCAACCCGGGAAGCCCCATCGGAAAGGGCGCCACCACTTCCCACACCGGTAACGTCTCTCTCAGCAGTGCAGTCGGAACCCAAGTCAGCTTTAACAGTCAGGACCTCAACGACGACAGCACCGTCTACACGCTGAACTCGTCCGGCATTCTCCTCAACACCGGAGGACTGTTCCTCATCACATGGAGCGCCGACATTAGCGGGTCCGGTTCAGGTAACCGCAGTGCCTACATCCAGTGCAGCGGAGTCACCCGAGGCGAAGCCGTCAGCTATTCGGCAGGGCTCGAATCTCGCCTCGGCAACTCCAGAATCATTCGCCTCGCCGCTGGTACACAGATCGCCTTGTTCGTCGCCATCGACGGTGGCGGCACACTTCTCGGGTCTGCATCGAAAGACACCTCACTCACCGTTGCCTACCTGGGAGCATGATGACTGACACCTTGCAAGATTGGCAGTTCGGTGGCCCGCTCGACACCGACATGTCGATGGACTTCGACTATGCCTCGTGGAACGAGCACACCGAGCTCATGCTCACCAACGTGCCCATCAACTCCGACTACCGAGACATTGTGCAGATGGACGGTGGTCTCACCGACTGGAACGCATGGCTCGACTCCAAGCCGAACGTCACCCTTCGCAACGCCTCAATGCAGAAGTTCGGGGAAGGCATTGTCAAGATCGACCTCCCCATGAATGAGGCGATGAAGTACAACTACCTCCGCGCCCGTAACGGCTCCTCGCCGGTCACCAACATCCAGCGGGACTACTACTACTTCATCACCGGAGTCCGCTACGGCGCCCCGAACACCACTTACTTGTCCATCCAGGTCGATGTGGTCACCACGTTCCTCCCCGAGGTGAAGTTCGGACAGTGCTACCTCGAACGCGGCCACTACGGCATCGCCAACGAGAAGCAGATGGACGCCTTCGGGCGCGAGTACCTCACCGTGCCCGAGGGGCTCGACCTCGGTGGCGAGTACCGCACCGTGCACGTCGAGTTCGAGAAGATCATGTCGTCGGTGTCGTTCACCGACACCAACAACACCGGCCTCGGCTACGACGTGCTCGTGTGCTCCACCCTCGACCTCACGCAGGACCCGGGCGACGTGTCCAACCCGTCCCTCCAGTCTGCGACCGGTGGCCTCTTTCAGGGCCTCCCCTCCGGCGCATCCTTCTACCTGTTCCCCACCGGGGTGGACCTCCTCAACTTCTTCAAGTCGTACTCCTCGAAGCCGTGGATCACGCAGTCCATCATCAGCATCACGCTCATCCCGAACATGAAGCGGTACGTCCCCGACTACGACTACGGCACGAACCTCTCCACCGACTCCAGCTTCAAGTTCTACGCCGCGAAGGCAGACAACCCCGGCGCCCACACCAAGAAGAACCTCACCAACTGGCGCAACGCGGACTTCATCGAGAACATCCTCGGACCCGAGTACAAGATCCTCAAGAAGTTCCTCACCTACCCCTACATGATCGTGGAGCTCACCACGTTCACCGGCTCCCCGCTCGTCATCAAGCCAGAATCCTGGCAGGACCCAGACGCCACCATCGTGGAAATGGCCGCGCTCATGCCTCCCGGGCAGCGCATCGCCGTCATGCCCGCCAGGTACAACTGGGACGCCGAAACGGACACCACCCGCACCGGCGCCACCCAGCACGTCTACGAGACCGGGTACGCCTTCGAGGACTTCGGTGAGTTCCTCGACTTCGCGGCGTGGATCTCCGACTTCCCGCAGCTCCCCGTCGTCAACAACTCCGCCATCGCCTTCCTGGCGAACAACAAGAACTCCCTCGCGTTCTCGCAGTCATCCGCGCAGTGGACCGAACAGCGGGCACTCTCCGGCGCCTCTGCCGCCTACGACGTGCAGAACGCACAAATCGGCAACACCGCGAGGCAGTCCGCCATCGGCAACGACGCGAACACCCAGCAGGCCGCGCTCGGGGCGATGACTGGCGTGCAGAACTCCATCATCGGCGCTGCCGGCGCCATCCCCGACATGGCGCTCGGTGCCGGCGAGGCCGGCATGGCGCTCGGCGGCAAGCGGTCCGGCGCCCCCGGCCTCGGGGTGTCCGCGGGTCGCGCGATGGGTGGGGTCGGCACCCAGGCGGGTGGCCTCGGCTCCGCCGCAGCCGGCATGCTCCAGGCCGGCAACTCCGCCAACGCCTCACTCCAGGCCGCGCAGATCGCCAACACGGCGCGCGGCAACTCCGCGGTCTCCGATATTCAGACCGCGGGCTCCGTGCGCGACACCAACAACGCCTTCGCCACCATGGCAGCCAAGGGCGACTACGCCAACGCCATCGCCGGCATCAAGGCGCGGGTGCAGGACGCGCGCATGCTCCAGCCCTCCACCTCGGGCCAGTTCGGTGGGGATGCGTTCAACCTTGTCAACGGGAAGTTCGGCTACTCCCTCCGCTGGAAGATGGCGAACCTCAACGCCCTCCGCTCCCTCGGGCAGTATTGGCTCCGCTACGGGTACGCCATCAACCAGTACGTGCAGATGCCGGCCTCCCTGCACTGCATGTCCAAGTTCACCTACTGGAAGCTCTCCGAGACCTACCTCTCGCAGGGCGCGTTCCCGGAAGGGTTCAAGCAGGTCCTCCGCGGTGTGTTCGAGAAGGGCGTCACCGTCTGGAAGAATCCGGACGATATCGGGAACACTCCGCTCTCCGCCAACCAGCCCCTCGAAGGGATCTCCTACTGATGGATTACCAGCAGCTTGCAGTCGAGAAGGTCGTAGCTTCTCTCAACTCCGAAAGTAAGCTCACTCGGCCGCTTCTTGATGAAATGGTGCCGAGTGAGTTCTACGTAGTGTGGTTCGCCAAGACTCTCCAGAATTGGAAGGCGTTGGTGAGTACCGACTCCCTGCACGGTTTTTACTGGGAAGTCACCCACAACGGCGACAAGCACGAGACTTACGTGGACCGCTACGTCAAGGAGAAGAACACGGCGGTGCCCGATGCCGTCTAGCAACGATGGGGTCTACTGGACCCACTACTACCCGCACCTCACGGGCGGGTCGGTGGGACAGTACGGGGCCGGCATGCAGGACCGCCGGTTCCGCATGCTGCACATGAAGCTCACCGAGATCGCGCAAAACCGGTTCAAGTGGGAGGGGTTCCCTCCCGAGGTGCAGCTCGACAACACCCGGTGGCTCGAAAAGTGCCTGTTCGAGACCGCCCTCGCCGTGTTCTACTACGACCCCGAGTGGTCGCGTCATTTCATCATGCGCGCTGCACCCAGCGGTGTGTGGAACCTCTACGGGAACCCCACGCAGTACCTCGCGTACGGGAACCAGTATTACAACAAATGGCTCGACGCCGACGACTGCGTTCCCATTTGGGCGAACAACGTGCGCTACCCCGACTTCGAGATCGTGAACATCTACGCGGAGGTGCTGTCCGAGCTCGACCAGACCATCGCCATCAACGCGAAGAACGCGCGGCGTACCAAGGTCATCCGAGTCTCCGAGAAGTCCCGCCTCTCGTTCGACAACATCCAGCGCGACATTGACGCCGGCAAGTCGTTCATCAAGGTGCTCACCGACTTGCCGAACCTCGCAGACGCCATGGAGGCCATCGACCTCGGCATCGACTCCAAGATCTCCCTCATGGACATGTCCATGCTCCGCTCCCGGGTGTGGAACGAGGCACAGACCATGCTCGGGGTGAACAACAACCAGGGCGCCGACAAGAAGGAGCGCCTCGTCGCGGATGAGGTGTCCGGCAACGACGAGCAGGTGATGATGGTGCGGGAGACTTCCCTCGCCGCGCGTGAGCTCGCGTGCGAGCAGATCAAGGACAAGTTCGGGTTCGAGGTGACCGTGCGGTTCGCCACCGAGCTGTCCGACGAGGAGGAGAAGGAGCAGATGGACAAGGAGATCAAGATACAGGCAGCCAAGGCCGGCCCCGGCCCGCAGAAGGCGCTGACCAAGTGACCATCCCACTCTGGCGCGCGCTGGAGCTCGCAGGCGACCCCGGCACCGGGGTGAACATCGGGCTCGATGAGTACCCCATCTGGGACGAGAAGGAGCGGGAGGGCCTCAACCGGCTCATCATCCAGCACTTCTACCTCCGGGAGATCGGGCAGGAGACCATCAGCATCTTCACCTACTTCCTCCGCCGCACCATGCGCGAGATCATGCCGACCTACAACCAGCTCTATTCGACGCAGAAGCTCCTCGCCGGCAAGGAGCTTGCTACCTACGACCTCACCACGGTGCGGAACGGCACCGTGAGCGAGACCGCATCGCAGGCGTCTAACTCCACCTCCGGGTCCGAGGCGGACGCCAACTCCAGATCGGTGTACTTCGACACCCCGCAGACCGCGCTCTCCCGCAACAAGGACTACGCAACCAACGCCACCGACGCGGAATCGAAGTCGAAGAACTCGGGCACGTCGCAGGGTTCGAGCCTGTCCGACTCGAACGGTGAAAGCAACGACACGTCGCGGACCACTGGCACGCAAGGGTCCCTCGCTGACATGCTGACGAGGTATCGAGCCACCATCATCAACGTGGACCTCATGCTCTTGGGCGACCCGGAGCTCACTTCGATGTTCTCCCTCGTGTGGAACGACGAGCCCATCGAACCCCCTCACCACTACCGACTGGGAGCACTCTGACATGTCCGACCTCATCAGCCCCATCGTGGGTCAGCAGCCCACCGTTCCCGACCTGGACGATTTCGGGTACGCCCCGTTCCGCAACGTGCAGCCGTTCTCGCAGCGAGCCGCCTCGGGGTACCAGGAGACCCTGGAGCAGCTTGTAGCGTTCGTGCAGCGCAAGCTCATCCCGTACCTCACGCTATCGAACCCGCAGGGGCAGTGGGACGCCAACGCTGTTGCCCTCGTCGCAGCCGTCAACGCGGCACTCGTGGACCAGACCGCGGACAACGCCGCGAAGGTGCAGGCGGCGCTCACCGCCATCGCCAACTCCGAAATCATCATCACGGACCCGGCCATCCTCGCGGTGCTCAACAAGGCCGACTCAGCGACGCGGGCGTGGCTCGACACGCACTATGCGCAGTCGTTCCTCGGGAACTATTGGGCGCCCGCGCCGAACGGTGCCGACGACACCGCGGCGGTGCTTCCCGTCCTCCTCGCGGCGCAGTCCACACACGGAACGATGCGGTGGAGGGAGGGGCAGTACACGCTCAACGTCGCCACTGCGCAGTCGTTCGTGCAGCCGAAAATCATCGGGCTAGGCAAGGGGATCACTACCGTTCGACCGTTCGACAAGTCGAAGCCCGCCATCACCTTGCAGGGAGGGTCCGGTGGTGAGTCGGGTGGTTACCTTTCGGACTTCACCTTCGCACCGCACGCTTCGGGTGGTGGGCTCGGGCTCGCATTGCAGGATGTGTGCAATGTCAACTGGGACCGCCTCGGATTCGCGGGTCTCGATGAAGCAATCATCTTCGCTGTCACGCAAGACCTCGGGTTCACCGAGTTCTGCCACGGTGAGGCGACGATTCAGGCCGGCAACGGTCTCGCTTTGCACTACAAGACCACCAAGACCTCGGAAACTTCCTTCCACGGTTCCGGACTCTCCGACGGCATCATCAACTACTCGGGACCCTACGCGGTGGTCATCGACCCGAACTGCTTCCCGTACAACGCCCCGTTCTCCTGCACCGTGTTCACCCAGACGGCGAACACGCAGGTCATCCGCAACCGGAACGTCAACCGTGAGGTGTCGTTCTTCGGCACGTTCCGTTTCGAGAATCAGAACACCGGTTACTCCATTCTCGGTGCCACCGGTGACGGGCACGGTCGCATCATCTACGTCGGAGAGTTCTCCGGCCTCGACGGTCCCTGCTACTTCGGCAACCTCTACTTCGCGGACGCAATCCTCTACGACGGTGGCAATACGTTCAAGAAGCTCAAGCGGTGGTCCACAACGCTCACCCTCTCGAACGGTACAGTCGGCCTACCGCTCATGCTCGCTCAGGGTGAGCACGCCACCGTTCTGGTGGAGATCGACGCGCCAGGGTGGGCATCGTTCCACCTCCTGTCGGTGTACCAGCCTCCTGCCGCGTCTACGGCGCGCGTCGCCGTCATCACACAAGAAGTGTTCGTGCGTGCGAACTCGCAGGCCGACCCGACATTCTCGGGTGAGAACGCTGCCCTCAACATCACCGACGTCAGCTTTAACAATGGGTACACGGCGAAGATCACGGTGACACCTGACCACAACGGGTTCAACGCACCCATGTCGCAGAACTAATGGTCACCACCACCGGGATTCGGCAGGTCGGCTCCAACCTTGTCGCCTACCGAAGCAACGGCACCCAGCGTTTCTTTGTGCCGACACCCGGTGGCCTCTACCTCCCCACCACCTCGCCCGGTGTGCCCACCGGAGCCGGTGGTGGGGAGGATCAGGCACCGCCACCGACCGGTGCACCTGCCGGCTCGGTGGCGGCGCCCGTCGATGACTACCCGTGGCCGAACGCCCCGCAGGACGCTTTCTCCCCGCTCCGCTACTCCTATCGTGACTGCACCGACTTCGCAGCCTGGAGGATCAATCGTGACCTCGGTGACACCTCCGCGCCGTGGATGTACACGTGGGGACAGCTCCGCCTCACCAACGGCGACGCTATCGGGTGGAAGCACGATTGGGAGCTGCACGGGTGGCAGACCTCGACCACACCGCACGCGGGATGGCTCGGGTGGTACGGCTCGGGCACCGCGGGGCACGTGTGCTACATCCAAGCGGTAGCGGGCGACGGCACCGTCACCATCGAGGAGTACAACTGGCAGCCGTACCACCAGGCGTACAACAAGAACCTCCGCACCGCGGCCCCCGGCAGCACCTACTACCCGTGGGCGTTCCTGGCAATGCCCCCGAAGCGATGAGAGGATAGGGGCATGAGCATCGCGGAGCAGTACGCCATCAAGCCGTACGGCAGGACGGTGAAGGGGATGGGACGGCTCCCCGGCTCGGGGAAGCCTCCCGAGCCGGCGAAGCCGCCCACCGCGTTCGGTCCGCAGCGCAAGCAGCACGACGGACACTACGACCTCGGCGGCATCCTCTCGCACAACTGCCTCTGGTACCTCGTCGCAGGTGCCCGAGGCATCGGTAAGACGTTCGACTGGAAGCGCAAGGGCATCAACCGGTGGATCAAGCGCCGCGAGCAGTTCATCTACCTCCGCCGCTTCGAGGAGGAGCTCAAGTCCATCGGTCAGTTCTTCGCGGACATTCAGCACCTCTACCCCGAGTGGGACTTCCGGGTCAACGGACGCCAGTTCGAGGTGGCGCCGGCCTCCACCCGCGATGACAAGAAGCGCGAATGGGACGTGTGCGGTTTCGCTGTCGCTCTCTCCACCGCGCAGAACAAGAAGGGTGTCAGCTACCACAACGTCACCTGGCTCGGCTTTGACGAGTTCATCCTGGAGAAGTCGGCGCAGCATTACCTCCCCAACGAGGCAGAGATCCTCCTCAACTTCTACAACACCGTGGACCGGTTCCAGGAAAAGACCATCATGGTGTGTCTCGCCAACGCGGTGAGCATCGACAACCCCTACTTCACCTACCTCAAGATCCTCCCCGACAAGGAGATCATCAAGGGTGGTGGGGGTTTCTGGCTCGCACACTTCCCGCAGTCGGAGGAGTTCAAGGCGTCCATCGCCACCACCCGGTTCGGACAGTTCATCGAGGGCACCGCCTACTACGACTACTCGGTGCAAAACCAGTTCTCGGACAACCACAAGCACCTCGTGGGACTCAAGAACGAGAAGGCGCTGCACTACTTCAACCTGGAGCTCAAGTCCGGGGTGATGGCGATATGGCAGGACGTGGTGGGTGGCAAGTGGTACGCCACCGCCAAGCCGGTGAACGGACAGCTCACCCTCACGCTCCTGCCCGAAAAGCACACCGAGGAAAAGACGCTCGTGTTCCCCAACTCGGACGTGATCCTCAACCTCATGGCGGCATTCCAGACGCATCGCCTCTACTTCGACTCGCCGGCCACCCGCAACACGTTCCTCGACCTGTTCAACGGCAAGCGGTGATCTTCGACCTCCACTGGTGGCTCAACCTCACCGCGCACCAGCTCGATGTGGTCCGCACCATCGCCACCGTCATCGGGTCCGCGTTCGTCCCGCTCGTCGGGCTCCTCCTCGGGTGGGGCATCCGCCTCCTCCGCGCCACCCGGAGGGAGGCGGAGGCCGCGAAGCGGAACACCGAGCACACCGAGCGGGTGGACGGGCAGCAGCGGAGCGTGTCGGTGACCGAGTACGCCAGGCACGCCGCGCATGCAGGATATGAGGCGGCAAGCGCGGGCGAGGCATCCGCGGAAGCGACGAGGGACCTGGCACTATGGGTGCGCGGCACCGGGAAGCGGCGCCAACCCACCACCGAGGTACCACGACCCGAGGAGTCCATCTATGAGTGACCTGTTCACCCGTTCGCGCACCGTCATCCTCCGCAACTGGAGGGAGCTGTCCCCGAAGCTCGCGGTGGGTCTCCTCACCGGTTCCGCCACCGGTTTCCTCCTCGACCTCGCAGCGCAGAACCACATCACCCTCTCGCCCACGGCGCAGCACTTCATTGTCGTCGCCGGGTTCTTCGTGGGTGGGTACATCAAGTCGGAGACCTTCCCGACCCTGGACGAGGTGGTACGCGACCTCCCGAAGGCGGAGGCCATCGCGGAGCACGTCATCCACCCGCCCAAGGTCGCAGACACCACCTCGCCGGTGAAGATCGTGCCCGCGACGCCTGTTCCCGGCGTGGGGGACGTGTTCGGTCTCGGCACTCCTTCTAGCAGTGGAACGTCGGGCGCCTTCACCAAGGTCATCGACCCCGAGCCCGAGCCCTCGCCCGACGAGAAGCCCACCGAGGTGCTTCTGCCCCCGTACTCGCGCGGTGGCGCGTTCCTCGACAAGCTCCCCTCCTCGCAGGACAACCCCCTCAAGGGGGTCTGAGCCATGCTGTTCGCTGACTCGTTCGCACTCCCGTTCGGTCCCTCCACGTTCGGCAACCGGTTCGGTGTGCACGATGTGGTCAACGGTCGAGACCTCTACGGACCGCAGGGCCACCGCGGCACCGACTTCATCATCGCCTCGGGCACCGGAGTGCCGGCCATCGCCAACGCGGTGGTGGAGGACGTGCTGCACACGGTGGCGCTCGGGAACGTGGTGGTCCTACGCCACTACCTGCACGGCGCCGGCAACGACGTGTACTCCTTCTCCTGCCACCTCAACGCCTCCCTCGTCAAGAAGGGGCAGCCGGTGAGCAAAGGTGCCATCATCGCGCGCTCGGGCATGACGGGCACCCAGGCCACCGGTCCGCACCTGCACCTCGCCATGTCGCACGACGACGAGGGCGGCATCAGCGGCGAGGTGTTCGACCCCATCGCGTTCATCCGCAACCACCAGCCCACGCAGCCGGCAGCGTTCTCCCCGAAGTACACCACCGCGAAGCGAGGCGAGGGGCTCATCGCCATCGCATCGCGCTCCAAGATCTCGTTCAGCGAGATCCGGCGCCTCAACCCGAAGATCAGCGCACCCGAGTACGTGGTGCGCCTCGGGCAGTCGGTAAGGATCAAGTGATGTTCGGTACCGACTCCATGGCGGTGCTCATCATCAGCCTCGCCGTTCTCGTAGGATGGGTGACCGGCGCCCTCGCCGTGTACCTACTCGTCATCGGAGGCACTCGTGGCACGCATCCATCCCCACACCGCGACGGTGAGGAGCGGTCCGAGGGCGGGCGAGGCGTACCCGTGCACCTGCACCCGGAAGCGTGACCACTACGTGCTCATGGCACCGGGGATGATGGACCGCCACCCTCGCCTGTTCTAGGAGGGGAAAATGCGCGAGCTCGAATCGAACCGTGGGGGTGTCGTTTTCATCGCCTGGTGCCGGCAGAACGGCAAGCGCAGCCTCGCAGAACACCTCGCAGCGAAACCTCAACTCGATCTCGCGTTTCCTTCCCGCGTCACGCGAGGTTTCGGGCGTTCGAGGGGTAGACCGACCTGTCTGCCCCCGAGACCCCTCGGTCTACCCCCATCCGAGGGGTAGACCGCTCGTTCCACCCCTCGGGGTGCACAGACCGGTCTGTATACCCCTCGCGCGGGTGCCCCTCGGTCTCGGTCTGCCGGCACCGCACCCCTCGGGGTTGACTCACACCGTGACCACGACAGACGCCACCACCGCGGACCTCGCCCTCTCGGAGCTGCATGAGCACCTCGCAGCCATCGAGCGCCTCGCCCGCGCACCGTTCAACGCGGACCGCATCGCCATGCACCGCGGTCTCGCCCTGGAGTGCCTCGATGCCATCGCCATCGCGCTTGCAGCCTGAAACCCCCTACACGAGGGCGCGGGACTACATCAACGGGTTCCGCCTCTACTCCGCGCGCACCCGCACCGCCTACACGGTGTTGCGAGACCTCCACCTCCTCGGTTTCGCCATCGAGAGGTTGAGGCGCAACATCGTGTTGCAGCTCCGCAAGGAGGGCGCCTCATGGCGGGAGATAGGTGAAGCCCTTGGAGTGAGTGACTCCGCCGCGCGTCACCAGTACGGGGGTGTTGACACCCCTACTCCCACCCGCCATTCTTGACTCACACCAGGGCGTCGCAGCCCACCTCGCAGAACAGGACAGAATCATGCAGACCCTCACCGTTACCCCCGAGCAGCTCCGCAGCATCGCCACCATCGTGCACGCCGCGTCGAAGGATGTGGTCACTCCCGCCATCACGATGGTGCAGCTCCGCCGCGATGGTGACAGCATCATCGCCACCTCGACGGACCGGTTCCGTGTCGCGGAGCTCCGCACCGCCATCGTCACCACCACCCGCGCGGAGGTTGACGGCATCGAGGGCAACACGGACGTGTTCGAGGCGCTCATTCCCGCAGCCACCCTCACCGCGGCTGTCAAGGGCCTCGACCGGAGGGTGCAGCTCGGGGTGGCGTTCCTCCTCGATGAGGAGGAGGGCATCATCACCATCCGCGGGCACGCGGCCCACGGTTTCAGTGTGAGCGCGCGTACCTCCAAGCTCATGTTCCCTCCGGTGGCGCGCCTGTTCCCCGAGGGCGAGATCACTCCCGCAGAGGGCGCTGTCGCCCTCAAGCCGGCATTCCTCGCCACCATCGACAAGCTGCACCTCCCGCACCACGAGCGCGAACAGGCTTGGCACATGCAGACCCAGAACGGTGACAGCTACAACACCTCCAAGCCTCGCCCGGTGCTGTTCACCATTGAGGACAAGGGCACGGGCGACACCATCCGCTACATGGTGCAGCCCAACCTCCTCCTCCGCTGACACCCTCACGGGGCGTAGACACACCAGCGTCTACGCCCCATCATCGTTTTACCGGGCGTCGCAGCCCGCATCACAGAACAGGACAGACATGGAACACATCAGCACCAGCATTAACGCCCTCTACGGTGACGTATTCGAGCGGTCCGTACGGCGCCTCGACACCATGGCGGAACAGGGCATCATTACCCGCGCGGAGCGCGACAAGCGCCTCAAGCACATGGTTGAGGCTGCATCGTGAGCATCATAGTGTGGTTCGGAATCATCATCGCATTCCTCACCGTGTGCGCCCTGTTCGCCCCTCACGGTGGCAACCGGACAGCGCCCCTCCTCGCAGCCCAACCAGCCCACCAGGGTGCCGGCATCAACTACTCGGGCAACCCGTACCGGATAGGCGCCTACGTCTACGTGATGGAGGACAGCGCCCCCTCCGAACATGACTGGCAAGGAACGTTCCTCGGCATGTCCAACGGCATGGCGATGGTGCGAGACCGTGACAGCCTCGTGGTCGCCCACGTGGGCAAGGATCAGCTCTACGGCGCCGCGCGCTAGAACAGGACAGCATGATGACTAACACTCAAGCACTCGGTCACGGTTCGCACTCTCTCTCGGATGGCTCGTGCTGTCACTGCGGACCCGCGAACCTCTACACGGGTCCGCAATACGCACCCGGATGCACTCACCGCTAGCATCACCCTCCAGGGGCCCCGGACACACCGTGTCCGGGGTCTCTGGCATGCTAGCTGCATGCCATTCCGCCCCCTCCCCACCCACCTCCTCGACGGTTCCGTCAACGACGGCGCCCTCGCCGCACCACGAGCCCTCTGCGGCGTCTGGAACC